AAAGGATATCAAAAGCATCCGACGAAGAGTTGACGCTGATCATTGAGGGGTTGAATGAAATAATTGGCGGTTAACCATGCAGTGCACAGGACCGCTCGTTCCTCGCGGCCAGTGACCGCAACGTTATGTGTAAAAAAGTAAATTCCAAAAATGGAGATAATGAGTAAATTGAAAGAATTAAATTTTCCAAAAGACTTTATAGATAAATTTATCTGTGGAAACACTGTTGATGTTATGAAACAGATTCCGGATCAGTCAGTTGATTTAGTTGTTACTTCACCGCCTTACAACCTTAAAAATTCCACAGGAAATGGGATGAAAGATGGCAGAGGTGGAAAGTGGTCAAATGCTGCTCTGGTAAATGGCTATTCTAATTATAACGATAATATGCCGCATGATGAATATGTTGCTTGGCAAAGAGATTGTCTCACAGAAATGCTACGAATAATTCCTGAAAATGGAGCAATATTTTATAATCATAAATGGCGTGTTCAAGCAGGTTTATTACAGGATAGGCATGATATTGTTTCCGGTTTCCCTGTCAGGCAAATTATTATCTGGAAAAGAAAAGGTGGAATAAATTTTAATCCAGGATATTTTTTGCCCACTTATGAGGTCATTTATCTGATTGCCAAACCAAAATTCGAGTTGGCAAAAAAAGCGAATGCTTATGGCGATGTATGGGAATTTGGGCAGGAAAGTAAAAATAAACATCCAGCACCTTTCCCAGAGGATTTAATTGAACGCATCATATCATCTACAAATTCGCATATTATCCTTGATCCATTTATGGGTTCAGGAACAACCGCTATTGTAGCAAAAAAACTGAATAGAAAATTTATAGGTATCGATATATCCCCTGAATATTGCCAAATGGCACAAGAACGCTTAAATAATCCATCATCCATTGTTAGATCAAAAAACAAGAAGGGTGAAACTGATCAAGTTTCTCTTTTCGATATGATATGCATAATCGTTGGCGTGAGGAATTACTATGAGCTTTAACAACGTAGGAATAGAATGATGAGAATAATTTCAGAAAACGCGATCGCGAAAAGGAAATATTGGGTTAGTGAAATCCAAAAATTGAGCGGAAATTTCACAGACGATACAGAAAGACTTGAGAATGAACTAGGTGAAGAAATAAAAAAATACGGGTCAGGCACACTGATAGACCATTTGCGTTTATGCGGTAACATCCCAGAAGCATACAGTCACGATTCAAGCGAAGAAAAACTTTACTCAAAATACACTGACAGCCTTTTGTGTTTTGCTTATAAACAAATGGGGCTTAAGAGTATAGTTCTTACGGAAAGAGCGGATGTTGCTGATGTAGACGCTTTTGCAAAAAATTACAGCTTTGTTGCTGATGCAAAGGCATTTCGTTTGAGTAGAACCGCTAAAAATCAAAAAGACTTCAAGGTTCAGGCAATGGACGGATGGAAACATGGAAAGCCATTCGCTATGGTAGTCTGCCCAATTTACCAATTGCCGACACGTTCCAGTCAGATTTATAAACAGGCTTCGACAAGAAACGTTTGTATTTTTACCTATTCCCACTTATCACTTCTTGTGAATTATGCAATTGAAGATGGCAATGAAAATGCAGAAGGACTTTTGTATGAAATATTTAAAACAATACCAGCATTAAACCCTTCAAAAAATGCTGTTGATTATTGGTTGGCTGTTAATAAGACCATCTTGAGTTACTCTAAAATAATTGAGGAACTTTGGAAAAAAGAAAAAGAAGCGGCAACAGAATCTACGGAAATTGCTAAAAAAGAAGGACTGGCTTACTTAGCTTCGGAAAGAGAAAAGATAATGCGGATGAGTCATGATGAAGCCCTAAAAGAGCTAGTTAAAATGAGTAAGATTGAAAGCAAAATAAAAATCATTCAATCCATTTCTGACAGTGGATTATTTGGAGTGAAATAATCAATATGGATGAGTTTACAAACAAAATTATTGAAGGAAATTGTGTAGAAGTAATGAGGTCTTTTGATGAAAATTCAATTGACCTTACAGTGACTTCACCTCCCTACGACAACTTGCGAACCTACAAGGGATATGTATTCCCATTTGAAGATATTGCCGAACAACTTCATCGAGTAACTAAACCAGGTGGCATTGTCGTTTGGGTTGTTGGAGACGCAACCATTAAAGGCTCCGAGACAGGAACAAGTTTTAAGCAAGCTCTGCATTTTATGAAAGTAGGTTTTAATCTACATGACACCATGATCTTTCAAAAGACAAATCCAATACCACAAATTTACCGTAAGCGATATAACAATATCTTTGAATATATGTTTGTTTTCAGCAAAGGTACAGTCGAAACTCATAACCCGATTAAAATTGATTGTCTGCATGCAGGTCTTGAACTAAACGGAACCACATACAAGAACTACTCTAAAGGTGAGCAAAGCCGAAAAAAAATGGCTAAACCAGTTAAGAAAAAGAAAATTAAAGGAAATATTTGGGAGTATGTTGTTGGAAAGAAGGCAGAAGACCAAGAAGCAAAAGGACACCCAGCCCCATTTCCTTGTGCATTAGCAAGAGACCACATAAAATCTTGGTCAAATGAAGGTGATATTGTGCTTGACCCAATGAATGGTAGCGGAACAACTTGTATTTCAGCTCTTCAATTGAATAGAAAATATATCGGCATTGATACTAGCAATGAATATTGTGAGCTGGCGAGAGAAAGAATTGCAAGATTTGAAAGCCAACCGAGATTATTTATGGTGGAAGACGCATAGAAATGCATAACAAGGCGCTGCACCGGACGGCAATTCCGCTGCGCTCCATTGCCGCCGGTGAGCTTGGTCGTTATTGTAGATGCTCTTTATAAAAGCCGGAAGGAAAGGATTTATAAAGAAAAGTGCTGTACATTGCGACATAATTGTGGACAATTGAATGTTGTCGAAAATGAAAAAATTTGGAGAAAATTAACTCCTATAGAGTGTGAAAGACTTCAGACAGTGCCGGATAATTACACACTTGTTCCTCATCCAGTATATAAAGACAAAATGATGTCTAATTCACAAAGATACAAGATGCTTGGCAATGGATGGACTGTAGATGTAATAGTACATATTTTTAAAAACATCACTTGACCTATCCTATATTATATAATATAGTTTTAGCCGAAACTTAAAAATAAAAGGAGGACAAAATGCTGAGAAAAGATCAAATTGAAGAATCTATAGCCGAAAATCCATCTAATATGAGATATGCAGATAATGTATGTTCGTTGCATCACGTGCTAATTAATTTATATGATGAACCTACAATATGCGATGATTTTGTAGAATATGTGTAAAAAAGGAGATTAAAAATGGTATGCCCAGAATGTGGTGGGGATGTAGAAATGATGGTTGATGTTACTATGTTGATTCCATCAGAATTGGAAGGCAATTTGACTAAAAGGAATTTGCGAAAGAAAGGGGTTGTACTTTATGCTGCCAATTGGGGCAAAGCCTCTTATTTTTGCAAAAATTGTAGGTGGAATTATAGGAACGAAAGGGATCGAATTATGTTAGATTGGAAAAGGACTGATGAAGAATTGCCAGAAGTTTTGGCCGATGTTTTGGCATATAATGTCGATACATATCAATTGAAATTTGGGTTTAGGTCGGAAATGGATATTGATTCTATGCATTGGATTAATTTTTCGTTCCCAGTTACGCATTGGGCTTATTGTAATTTACCAGAATAAAGGAAATAAAAATGAAAAATTTGAAGTATTGTAGAGCGTGTATTGAAAGAATGTTAGCCCCTCAGTATGGTATTTGTTGTAAATGTAAAAGGCCTTGGAAGTTTGTAAAACCACATGATACTCGTTATATAGAGAATAAATCCTGTTTCCCTTTGTGTCAAAAATGTTGGGAAGAATTGAAAACCCCAAAAAATAGATTACCTTATTATAAAAAGCTTTGGTTAAAATGGGAATGTTGGGGTAATAATGTACCTTGGGAAGTTATTGAAAAAGCAGTTTTAAATGAAAAATAAAAATGTGTTGACAAAAAATTATATTTTAGTTAAGATTAAACATAATTATAAGGCAGTAACATGAAAATAGAAGATAAAGTTGTTGTAAATGGAAATTGGGAGGGCATTAATTTTGATAATTTAAAAGGAAAAATTATCAATGATTCAAAGGAAAAAAAATATTTAATTGAATTTGATGAATATATTGGCGGGTTGCTGTTTAGTAAAGGAAAGCCGGGGTATTGCTGGTGGTTACCTAAATATATGATAAAAAAAGAAAATTTAATAAAAGAAAGAATTAAAAAATTTATTATAACTAAAATTTTTAATAAAATTATATAAAGGAATAGAATAATATGGGTAAATCTATAAAAAAAAATCCATTTTCAGGCATGACTAAATCTAAAACTAATAAAAAAGATAAACGAATAGCGAATAAACAATTCAGAATGGAAATAAAACAAAAATTAAAACATATGTATGATCCTGAAGCAGAAGTTTTTCCTGAAAAAGAAGAAATATCTAATGTATATAATTTTACTAAAGATGGTAAATTTAGATTTAATCCCAAGGTATATCCTAAATTAATGAGGAAATAATTAAAATGGATACGGAAGCTATTGATTTAAATCATATTATTTTGAAAGAATTACCTGTATGTCCTATATGTGGAGAATTTATCACTATTACAGACGAATGTTGTATAGCTATATATGAAAATGTTTTATTTCTTATTCATTATGAATGTGGAGATGTTGAATTCTTTGACGCATAGGAGAATAAAATGACTATACTAAATTTACCAGAAATACCGCCAAGATTGCCTCCTTTCCTATCGCGAAAAGAATCTGAAGAGTGGGGCGCTAAAGTTAACTATTTTATTGATTCATTACCAGAGTTTGTTGAAAAGGTGAATGCTATTATTGATTATTTGAATAAAGAATCTGAAATACCACATTGGGATGCAACAATTTTATATCAAACGGGAGATTTGGTTAAGATGGAAAATGAAATATACATTGCGATCGGTAAATTTGAACGCCTTAGAAATGACATGAATATAAATCAAGATCCCACAAGTGATAACGGATATTGGGATATACATAAACATGGAAAGGATAGTTAATAATGAATGATTATGTAGCAGCTATAGGTATGAGTGTGATGGGTATTTTTGGTGGTATAGTTTGGCTTTGGATCTTGTTTAAGATGGGAGATGATGTATGAAATATTATTGTAAAAATTGTGGCTGTTTAGTTGCCACAATAAAAGAAGGATCAAAACTAAAAAAAGGACTTGTATTTTTATGCGAAAAATGCTACAAAAGTATACAAGATGGTAATTTATTTAACAGTATTTTTGGGGGATTGAAATGATACCAAGTTGCGATTATTGTAGTTTTTGGGATGGAATTAATTGTATGGATGAAGAAATTTGGGTTAATTCAGAAGATGGAGAAGAATGTTGCCGATTTCACGCAAATGCGATTAAAAAACCAATTTGTAAAAATGTTTTGGATATTATTATGAATTATTTAAAAGAACACGGTTATGACGGCCTTTATTGTGGTGATTGTGGATGCCATTTAGATGATTTATGCCCTTGTGGGGAGCTTAGTTTGAATTGCGAACCTGGTTATGTTGTAAAGGCACCAAAATCATCTGAATATGATTTTTTTATTTGCCCTACGAAAGATTCGGAGCCTTGGACATGACTAAAATACAGGATGAACTTAAAGTTCTTTTGGAAAAAGATGACTGGGAAGTGTATATCAGCCAAAACAAAAAAAATTATTTGATCATGCAGAAAAAGATTAACGAAGTAACAGTGTACATTTCAATCAAGGAAGATGGGGCCGTGCATTTTAACAGGAGTAAAGTATGATGAAACCTATTAAAAAGTTTATGAAGTATTTGGAAAGAGAATTACCAAAAGGATATTGGGCAAAATGTACTGATGGTGAAAAAGTAATAATTCTAAATGATAAAGGTTATGTATATTTATTTCATAAACAAGAAATAGAAGAAGATTTTGTATGTTGTTGTTCATTAATTAATATAATTATAAAAGAAAGTATGTAATAAAAATGAATAAAAAATGTATAATTTGTGGAAGAACTGATATGAAAACAGATAATTTTTGTGATTTGTGTCAAATGGTAATGTCAACTTTGTATTCCAAGTACACTACTAAACAGATTATGGCAATGTATTCTCATGTTTTGGGGTTAAAAATAGTTCAAGAAATTACAGATATTACTTATGATACTTTAAAATCACAATATGAGGCCGAAAAATTGAAGAAAGGGGGCCGTCTTAATTGAATAAAAAATTCCTCGAACCAAATGTATTATCGGAGTACATAGAAACATTATGCTTTGAAAAAGGCCATCCAGATACATTAAAGAAAGCCATGCTGCTGCAAGTGCAGAGATTGCGGCAAATTTATGGGGATTCTATACCAAAAGATGACTTTCTAACGGTAATGGGGCAACTTCAACGATCACTTCAGACAGGATATAAGAAACAGCCTGTAGACGTACTGGAATTTCTGCTGAGTTCCGAGTATCTTAACCTCGAGGGTACAATTAGGCCAAAAATCAAGAACTGTTTGATTGATATTTTTGGCCCCTATAATCATTGCTATGAAGTAGTGATGTCAGGCGCGACGCGGATCGGGAAGACATATATGGCTTGCTGTGCTTTCTCTTACCATATATATAAACTAAGTTGTCTCTATAACCCACAAACCCATTACAAGTTATCTCCGGGTTCTGAAATTGTATTTACAATGCAATCTCTAAAGGAAGCCAAGGCTAAACGTAATTTTTCTGAGTTCAAAGGAATGATTGACGATTCAGAATATTTTAAAAAGTATTTTCCATTGCAAGGCAGGGCCAAAAACTATGCTGTGTTTCCGGGAAACATAATTGTAAAGCCTATTGCAACAACCAACACGGCAGCAATGTCTGAAAACGTGTATGCGGCTTTTATTGACGAAGCCAATTTTCTGCAAGTTATTAAAGGTTCGGCACATCAAGCCCTTGACGAACAGTATTACGACCAAGCAACTGTCTTATATCAGACTATCAAGGACAGGATTCAGAACCAGTTTAAAGATATGGCAACCGGGGAGTGGCCCGGCAAACTATATCTCGCATCTTCTGCTAACCATACAGACGACTTTATTCAAAACAAGATTAGAGAGTCAAAAAAATCAAATCATATTTATGTTATGGATTATCCTTTATGGGAAGTAAAGGACACAGATAAATATTCTGGTAAAAAGTTTTGGGTACAGATGCCGACGGAACTTGATGGTGGGGCAGTTTTTGAAAAAAAGCCTAAAATAATGACAAATGATATTATTGAAATCCCAATTGAACTTAAAGATCAATTTGATGCAGATTTACATGCTGCAATCAGGAATGTGGCCGGAAGACCTATTTCAAGGGAATCAAAATTCATTCCGTCACATGTTCTTTTACAAAATATTGAAAATTATAATCAATATTATCAAAGTCAGCAAATATTTACTGTACAAGAAATATGTTTGAATGATGTGATGGATATTAGGTCATTATTAAACATAGAATTTATTAAAACTATTAATCCATTTTTCACATTTCATAGTCATTGTGATCTATCTTTATCCCAAGATGCATCCGGGATTGCATTTGGAGCTACTGTAGGTGCAGTTACAACTAAAAAGAAAGAAACATTGGATGTAGACACTAAAGAAAAAGTTGAAATTGTAGAGGCTTCAGCCCCTGTTTATGCAATTTTTGGCCTATTAAAAATAAATCCTCCAAATAATGGACAAATTGATATATCTAAAGTAGAAAAACTGTATCTTACTATAAAAGAATATTTGACAAATTTTACATCTTTTTCAGCAGATAGAGCGTACAGTATTACATTAATTCAAAATTTAAGAAGAAATGGGGTCACATCACAATATCTGTCAGTAGATAAAACAACCAATGCTTATATTGAAAAGAAAAATTGTTTGACAGAAAATCGACTTTGGATACCAGAACATGAAGCACATAAAAAAGAATTGAAAGGACTTATTTTTAATATAGAAAAGAATAAAGTAGATCATCATGCTCGTGGTTCGAAAGATGTTTCAGATGCAGTAGCTGGTACAGTATATGTTTTATCGAAAAGAAAAGCCACTTATAAGAAAACAGATAAACCAAAACAGTTACATGAAATGCGTAAAGAAAGTGGAGAATATAAAAAGAAATCAGATAGGCCGAGCTACGGCGTAAGGCCACGATCATCTAATAGATCCAGAAAATGGCAAAGGAGGCGGTAATGAAGGCTACTTTGGAATTTAATGAAGAAGAAATTAACGAATTTAAATTAGCTGTAAAAGGATCTGATTTTTATTATGCTTTATCTGAAATACAAAATGAACTACGAGATTATGACAGATATTCTAAACAAACTAAAGACTGCATTAGCAGAGTAAGGGAAATAATATATAATTGCGGGATGGGCGAAATAAAATGAATTTACAAGATGCTTTAAAAAAAGCCAAACAAACCACAGAAGAATCGAGGGCTAAATACAGAGCCAAACAATTAAATAGGTCAATTTCAGTAACAGGTCTTATTCAATACTTACAAGAACAATTAACAGTAAATAATTTTGGACCTATGCCGCCAATGACCAAAGAAAATAGATGTAAAATTAATGGGTTTATTAAATTCTTGAAAAATAATGGGTTTAATGATAAAGATATCTATCTTTTTATTGACAAGTGCGTAGAAAACTGGTATATGTTACAAAATATCGACATGTACACTGACAAAAGAAAAAAATACAAATTGGATACGAGGCCAAATTTGGTAGATATTATCCATTGTAAAACTCAAATTTTTAATGAATTGAACCAGGAAAAGGACGAAGAAATTGACCTTTTAGACGCTTGGGGGAACATGTGAGAACATTATTTTTGGCAATTAAGTATTGGTGGCAAGGAGATGATTGGGATAAAGCATGGTTATTTGCAAAAGTTATTATTAAGGGATTTAAATGAAGTATTTCTGGCAAGACGAAGAAGAAAATCAATGGATATTACCTGTCATTCTTGATAAAGATATACCAATATCATATACAAAAGACCCCGGAACAGAAATAAGGAATAAACTTGAAGCGATCTTTAAGTACATGAACGGAACAAGGAATTTTATTCTACTTATTTCTAATCGTACGGCCTTTGTAAATTCTTTTTTTTATTATATTGGTGTAACATGGATGGCAAATTACAATAAAACTTTTGAAATTGTAGATTTGGGCCATATCAAGGAGGACTATACCCTTTTACAAAAAATGGAATATGCTCCATTACTTATGGTGCCTTATGTCAACACCGACACATATTCTCTTAGGGATGTGCGGGATAGGATTGGAGCTATTTTAATTAAGAGACAAGTACGGTACATACCAACAATCATTGAACTTTATTCAAGAAAGGCAGCAACAAATCTATCGCAACAAGAAATTCTCGGCTTGTTGCAATCTCTGTCATCTATTTATGGAGATAATTGTGCTGGTAGCTTCTTAGACAAGACATCCAATTGTAAGTTGATTCGGTTAAAATAAAAAGGAAAATAAAATGGCAAGCTTAGAAAAAATTACAGTAGATGTGACACAAGAAATTATTCATGATCAAATTAAAAAATTAGCAGAAGCACTTTATGAACAAAGTAAAGTAAAATTAACAGATGTTAGAATTGATTGGCATGATTTTACTAGAATATCTTCTTATATAGGAGAGATAAGAATAGAAACTTCAAAAAAAAGATAAAATTATGAAAAAAAAATTGGTTATCTACTTAGCAACCCCATATTCCTTGCAAATTAAATCAAAAGAAATTGGCCTAAATCGTCCTGACTATTCAGAACAAGATAAAGAAATTCGGCAAAAAAGGTTTGAAGCAGTAAATGAAGTGGCGGGAAAATTAATTCGGGCGGGATTTGCTGTTATCAGCCCCATCTCCCAAAGCCATCCTATTGCAATTCAAGGAGATTTTACCGGCACATTTGAAGAATGGGCTGATATGGATTATAACTTAATTGGCAGGTGTGATATGGTATTTGTATTTTGTCAAGATGGTTGGGAAAGATCAGAAGGCACACAAAAAGAAGCCGCCTTTGCCATTGCAAATAAAATTCCAGTGTTCAGGATTGATAAAAACCTTAGAATTTTGGGGGTTCAATAATTATGACAGGAAAAAAGTATTATCAGAAATCAAATATAATAGAAAAAGTTTTATTTACAGAGGCAGATTTGTTATTATGGGAAATTGTAAACATAAATGATACTGGAAATGGATTTGTGACATGCGATTTAGAAGCAGATGATCCAAAAATAGAAGGAAGCAAATTAAAACAAATTGTAAATTATCGTACTATTGGACATAGACATATAGAAAATGAAAATTTTATAGAAATAATGGAACTTATAACGGAAATACAAGATGGAATAGAATCTAATATTGAAAAAATAAAGTCACAAATTTTAAAATAGGGTGATAGGTGATGTAAAAAATAGTAACGCATCCTTTATATATAAGGTGTAAAAAGGTAATTGAATCTTGTGAAATACAAGAACAAGCGGGAACCGCCTTTTCTTATATAAAACTAGCTGAAAAGAAAACAGATGTTAAACTTACGAATGATGTAAATAATCTAAAAAAATGGGTAGAACATCTTAGGGCATGAATGAAATTGAGACATGAGATTTACAGGAGGTTATGTGGAATTAGATGAAATCAAGAAAGAATATTATAAAATACTTGAAATTTTGGCACCAATTAATGGCAAAACAATAGAGGAACTTGACAAAGAAATATCAGACGCAATGGAAGATTGTAAGAACGTAGATGACATAATGATTAGAGCATCGGAGATATTTGATGAGTAGTATCGGAATTGGAATTCTAAAATCTGTTATAGTACAAAATTTACCATTTTCAGAAATTATAGAACATGGTATAGACGATACTTTCCTGCAAGGAGCAGAAAAAGATGCTTATAACTTTGTCAAACAATTCAAATACAAACATAACCAGTACCCAAACCTAAAAACTATTGAAGCCGAAATTCCTGGAATTTCTTTTACGGCCTTGCCGGAAGAACCTGTTGAATATTGGGCCACAGAAATAAAAGAAAGAAAGAAATTTTGGCTGATTTCAAACCTTAATGGCCAAATCACAGAACATCTTAGAAAAAACAATATAACAGAGGCCGTGGCGGAATTTAAAAAGGTAAATGATGCCCTGTTAAGGATTAATCAGGAATTTTCTGTCGAAGATATTGCTAAAATTCAAGAAGAAGTGCTGAATCGGCATGATAAAGTACAGAGAACAGCCGGAATTGCAGGAATACCTTATGGGTTCCCTATTCTTGATAATCTTACACACGGCCAACAAGGAGGAGATTTTAATGTAATAATTGGGCAAACAGGGTCTTGCAAATCCTATTTCAGCATTAGTTGTGCAAAATCAGCATATAATGCCGGTAAAAATGTAATGGTAATCAGCCCTGAAATGCCCCCAGAACAAATTGCAAGAAGGGTGCTGGCTATTCAACTTAGCCTTCCAGATAAAGACATCAGAAAAGGTAATTTGTCCATGTTCGCTGTTCAAAAAGCTAGAAAAATAATTAACGAACCTATTTCTATAGAAGGGGAAGAACAAAATAACTGGTTTAAGATTTTGCCAAGCGGTCTTTATTCGGATGTAAATCATGTAATATCTGTGGCATCAGAATACAAACCTGATCTATTGGTTGTTGATGGTTTTTATTTATTGAAAAATAATTCACTTAAAGCAAACTCTGGGTGGCGGATTGATGAATCTGTTATTTTTTTGTTGAAAAATTTTTCTATTCATTCTAATTTACCTATTTTAGCCGTGACCCAATACAATCGTTCCAGTCCTGGGAAATTAGAAGGTGCTCGTGGTTCACAATCTGTAGAGCAAGTGGCATCTAATTTTTTTAGTTTGGAATTTGAAAATCCATCTGATAGAGATTCCCAACAACCGATTCAAACTCGGATATTGAAAATCAAAAAAAGCCGGGACGGAGATTCCGGGGTATTGAAATATGAATTTGATTTTAGAAAAACAAAAATCACAGAATTAGACATGACCTCCGGTAGAGAGAATTTGGACGAAGACCTCGACTATATGGCAACGTTATAATTGCAATATAACATTATATATGTTAATGTGCAAAAAAAA